TTCTTGCATACGGTGCAGCGCCACGCCCCAGTCTTCAGGGCAGAGCGCGCCCAGTTGTGCAGCCGGTTGCCCTTGCCGTACTGCTTGTCTTGGAACTCGTGGACGCAGGTGCAGGGCAGCACGCGCGTCGTGTCGCTTTTCTCGCTGGGTTTGTTCGGCATGTCGCTCTCCTTTGATGTGAATAATCTTGCCGTCTTTCTTGAACGACCCCGGCTCGAAACCCCAGATCATCTGAGGCAGGACTTGCTCCGGGAACAAAATCCTGATGATGTCGAGTTCGTGCTCGATGTGATCCTCGTAACTCAGCTCGCGAGTGAGTTCGAGCCGCTTGTTCTTGAGTACATCCCGCAAGTAGACGATACCAAGTTCAGGAATCTTGATGTCGCGCATAATATCCCTGAGATAGATCATTCTGTCCACCTGTGCAGATGACAGAACAACTCGCCAGCCATTCTGATATTGTTGCCACCAAGCGCCTAGCTCTTCGACCGCATCCCACTCTGCTTCGTTACACTTACTGGCATGCGCATTAAAGAAGTCGGCAGTCTGCTGATTGATGGCACATCTAATCTCAATAGCCATAGCCACTCCAATGCTCGGCGTCAGGCCTTTAGCTTGAGCGCCTTGACGAATACCACTCCGAAGAACAGCAACCAGAATAACTCACCCATGTTTCAGGCTCGACGTGCTGACGGGCTCGAAGTCCTCGTCCACCTCGGCCAGCTTGGTATTGCCGACGGCGATGTCGATGCGATCCACGTAGCCACCACCCGGAGTGAAGGCGGGCGGTGTCTTCAATCTCATGGACAGCGCCTCGGCCACATGCAAGGCCACCTTCGAGTCGTCGCTCGGCTCGCCAAAGAATGTGATGAACAGGGTCACACGCCGCTTGTGTTTTGTACCCCACTCGCTCATACTCATGCTACACCTGCGCTTCGTCGACGACAGGGTTGACATCGCCGACAAGGTCGCGGTCGGTCGCATCGTCGCCGTCAGCGGTGTCGGATTCCTGCTGCCCGCCCAGTTCCACCACGCCGTCCGCGTCGGCCTTGTTCCAGCCCTCCGCCCACGCACGGGCGAGCCGCCCGCTGTACGGATTGGACAGGATGTCCAACCCCTCGTCGTGGGCCGAGTAGCCCTCGGTGTGCGCCAGTTCGTCGGCCTTCTGCACCATCATGCGGTGGGCGGACAGCGCGTCGCTGGCCTTGCGGTAGCCCTCACCACTGACGCTGCCGTCGGCGTGCAAGGGGTAGTGCAACTTCTGACCGAAGGTCTTGCTCTTCGGGTCACGATCCAACTTATTCTCATAAGCCGGGGCGATGTTGCTGATGATGGTGCGCTTGGTAGTCATTGCTCTCCTTATGTGGTGGGTTGTCTGCTCACGCCGAGCAGATTGAATGGACAGGGCTGGACTCGAACCAGCACAGTGGTATGCCACCACCGTAGAGCCTACGGCTGCGCTCAGCCTGTGCGCAAGCCTGTCCAGAACTGGACTACGATATATCTTCGTGGTCTCTATACAGGAAGACGCACGCCATAATGTACAGAACGATCAGGGCAAGTAGAGAGACGACCGCTATCTCCATGCTACACCTCGCTCGCTATCTTGTTGCACTCACAGCATACGTACACCACGCCCGTCTTGAGCAGCCACGCTACCCTATCGTACGCCTCAACGCAGGGCGCAATCTCGTGGCATACCCCGCACTCATGCTCGGCGTGAAGGGGTAGGACTCGCCACCATTCGCCGGACAGTTCGGGCTTGCCCTTATAGATGCGCTTGAAATCAGACGCCACTGTGTTCCATGCGTACGCCTGACGACAGCCATCGCACATCTCGACGTTGCCAAACTCCCCGCCAGCAAGGTAGTAATCCATCTCAGGGTAGTCCATCTTGCATGACCAGCACACGTGACCACTGGCCTGCTGTCTGCCGTCGGGCGCGCCGTACTTCTTGCACGCCGAGCAGATGTAGTAGTCTTGACTGCGCCACCCACCTTCTTGCAATCGAGCCGCATCGAGCCGCACCCGATTACCGCACCACGCGCAGAGCACCGATGGCTTGCCGTTGATGGCCGCAATCATACGCCTGTCCATCATCTCATCGGGCTTGAAGCCACGCCGGGCAGTGGAGGGATCGCTCTGAAGAACGTCGAATGCAGCGTATAGCCTACCCATGTAACGTCTCCGCAAAGAACGCAGCGAGGAAGAACGCAATCGCTGCATACAGAGCGCACGCGATGGACAGGATGTATCGCCCATCGAGCAGCGCACTCACACCAACGATCAAGACGATAGCCGAGACAGTCGCCAGTCCCAGCGCAATGATTGCCCTACCCATGTCCGTAGCTCCGGGGGTTAAACGTCTTGCGGCTGGGCTTCGCCACACTGCGCACCCGGTTGACCCGGTCGCGCGATTCCATGGCTGTATCGGCGTGCTCCATGATGGTCGTCACGGCGCTGGCTTGCGGCGAGTAGCCCAGCCTGCGATTGTGTCGGTAGGTTTGCAGCGGTGTCAACTGAGACATGTCACATCTCCTATGTGTGCCGATTGCTCGGCGTATCGAATGCGAAGTGCCCGTGCCCGAGTCGAACGGACAACACCCGGCGGGCGGTGAGTGACTAGTGCAGGGGATGCACCGTGTAGCAAGCCAGCGAGTTGGTGAGTGTGTTCCGCATCAGGCCGAAGCCGCCGTTCCACTCGAAGCCATTGGACAGGGTGTACTCGCGCGCCTTGCGCTCGCTGGTGAAGTGCAGGCGATAGCGCTCGGTCAGGCCGTCGGGCGAGTAGACGATGATGATGTGGACGCGCTTCACGGTGGACTCCTTATGTTAGGATACAGAGATCATCTTGGCGGGAGCAGGCATGGGGGCGAACGTGTAACCCTCAGCCGTCAGCGTGGCGATAATGTCAGCATTGGTAGGGCCGTGCCACTTGCCGTCCGTGCCCTTGTAGCGCTGGTCGGACAGCTGATTGCATCGACGCTGCGCTGCGCCTGTCAGGTCGTACCACTGCGTGCCTACCGAGAATGCGACAGATGAGGCCATCGACTTGGTGAACATGGGGGTCTCCGTTATGTCTAGTGTCAGAGCGACACTAAGTGGGACGTATCGCTCTGACTTTGGAAGATAATCGACACGGTGTCGATAAAGTCTAGCCGATGTACTGCGCAGCCGCCGACAACAGAGCGAACAGCCCGCCCGCACCGACGAACAGCACCGCGAGCACACCGAAGCAACCCGGCTTTTTGCCCGGCTGACCACCAGCGCTCGGCCCGTAATTCCCGCCACGCGTGCAACCGTACTTGCCCGACATATTCTTGCCTGCCATGTTTCTCCTTGCTGCGGATTGAGTGTACACGGGCTTGAGACCGTGTCGCCGCATTACGCCGGGCACTGCCCGACGCTCTCTGCGTGTCTAGTTCTGGACTGGCAGCGTCGCCTTCATCGCCGCGATGGTTGCCAGTCGCTTCTCGTACTGCGCCTTCTCGCGGGCGAGCAGTTGTTCCTGCTTGTCGATGACCTTCGCATCCACGGGCTTGCTGCCGACGAGCACCGCTTGCAGTTGCAGTTGCACGACGCCCTGTTCGGTGATGACGCGCCCGTTGACGAAGTAGCCCTTGCTGCCGGACGAGAAGTCCTTCTTGCCGAGTGACAGCGTGCCGATGTGCAGCGGCGCGGTCGGGATGGCGATGCTGGCGTCGTCCTTCGAGCCGGGGATGACGGCCATGAAGTTGCACTGATACGTGTCGCCGTCGTCGGTGACGAGCTTCTCGCTGGAGAACCAACCCTTCGAGCCAGTGCTGAAACTCTTGGGCGCGAGGTCGCCGATGTTGAGGGTGAGCATGTTGCTGGTGATGCTGGTGATGGTAGCCATGTGTGTGTCCTTGCACGTTGATGGGTCGTGCGCCCGAATTTGGTGTGGCGGTTTTTCGGCCACGCGAAAACTTTGCCGCAATCGCGGACGCCGCGCAAGGGGTACGGGTTGAGTTCGCATAGTTAATTGGTGTGGGTGAGGGGCAAAGCGTGAAGGGAGGGGAGAGGGGGAGAAGCAGAAAGAATAGCAGGTAATAACAGTAGGAGGTACTCCGCCGGATCGTTATAGCCCCAGACTTTTCTCGCACGCACGTTCTACCACCCAGTACCAATATCCCATATCCACTTTCGGCCATCCGTGCTACACTGTTACAGGAGGCAACCCATGTCTACACAAACCTACACAGTACAAATCGGCAACTCTGACGACAAACTCACCCAGAAGCGCTGGTCTGACTTCGTTATGAGCACGTCATCTGCCATCAACCGTCACGCTAACCAGATTCACTTCCGGGGATCATCCATGCCATTCGATCCCTTCCAGAACGCCTGCTGGGTGTTCGAGATGGACGAGCGGCGCTTTCAATATCTGGACGCCGACCTGTCCGATCTGTGCGCGGAGTTCGATCAGGACTCCATTGCGCTGACCGAGGGCAAGACCTATTTCGTCAGATCGCGCAAGCCCTGTAAGCACATCCGGGATTTCCGCAAGTACATCTGTGGACTGTGCGGAGAAGTGGTCGAATCAAAGTGATCTCGCGCTTGCTGCTCGCCCTGCTCGTTACACTTTGTGCAACATCCACCGCACTCGCCTCACCGCTGGAACCAATCGACCCAGTCCCGCATCTGGACTGCCGCCAGACCATCGCGCGCATTGTCCAGCACGAGACGCTCTACACGCGCTCGGACACGATCTATCGCTTCGTGGCTGAACAAGTAGTCTATGACCTCGGTACTATTCCATGCTCGGCGCTCACTCACTGGCGCTGGAAGATTGGCGACTACTACCCAGTGATCGACCCACGCATCGACCGGATCGTTTTACGGGTACTTCTGGACAATCCCCTGTTAAACTATCCAAAGTGCCAGTTCGTCGGCTATCCCGGCGACTTGCGCCACTGGCCCGGACGACTTCGTGTCGACGTAACCCTAAGGTCTCGCGGCTATACGGTGATTGGCGTGAATTGTAAATAGTACCAAAGTACCATAGACTCTGTGCTGGTTTGTGGTACGATAGTCTCATAACTCACCGATTCGACCGCGAGTCGCTCAGCTCGAACCCGTTGTGTCGGTGAGTTGCACTTATTCACTCTCTCGCTCGTGACGAGTCTACAGCTCCTTATCGACGGCGAGAGAGTCTATAGAGCCCCTGACGGATTCATCTCCTTGCCGTCAGGGGTATTTTGTTGCCTGAAATCGAATAGTACCTTTTTCCTATTCGTTCGATTTTATCCCAAATATATCCCAAATTTATCCCAACCAGTACAAAAGTACGGATTGACAATGTTTATTTCTGGAGTTACACTGTACGCGACGAGTTTACGAGGAGCGTACTCCTGATTCTGTAGCGCGATCTAGTGAGCGCCGTGCAGTTGGATGAGGCTGGCTGCGATGCCCACACCCAATTGCTCGGCGTTGTTGTTTGCTCGAACGAACCGCCGAGCAATTAGAGACAACGACGTGGAAAAGGCCGATAGAGTGAGACTGAGCAAGAAGATTTCAATCCAACGAAAAGAGAAATATCGCGAAGAGCTTCGTCGCAGATCGAATATGCCGAAGGTCGCAGCGTACTTCCGCTACAAGAACGCCCGCAACATCACCCCATCCGAGCTGGCTATGATGAATCTTCTCCTGTCCATTGATGCCCCGGACTTCATTTTCCAAAAGCCCATAAGAGAAAAGCGTCGTTCTGAGAAATTTTACATCGCCGACTTCTATATTCCACCGCCGTACAATATTGTTATCGAGGTTGATGGCGGATACCACACGGGAAGAGCACAGTACGATTCCGATCGAGACGACATGATGAAGCGGCGCGGAGTCCGCGTCATGCGATTTACAAATGAAGAGGTTGCGAACGACCCGGACAAGGTCAAGATCAAAATCAGTTTGGCGATTCTGGCTGCTGAGAAGTTGAGCCAATCAGTACCAATGTCCTATTGCAATCCATGTGAACAGGCGTTACAATAAGCGCATAACTTCAAAGGAGCAACTCACATGCCGAAGCAAACCTCCATCGAAACCCTCACTACATTTAAGCAGATCGTCGACCGCATCACGCTGGACGTGAGCAACTTCATCCCGTACATGCGCGAGCAGACCACCGTCGCTCTGACGGATTCGCAGTTGACGTTCATTCGCAAGTACGGACAGCCCGCTATCGACTCGCTCAAGCGCACGCTGAAAGAGCGACTGGGCGCGCTGGGTCTGGCGCTGTATGACTGGCATATCGACATGGCAGACGACGACAACCCGTTCTCGTTTCACATTGCGCGACGCGAGCCGGACTACGAGGAGAGTTAAATGTCTGACCCGAACGTAACTGAGGCAACGCCGGAAGAGGTCGTCCAGATCGAGACCGTTGTGGGCGGTGAAGACCTGAACGGCACGTGGCAAGTGGTGACGGGCAATGACTAAACTACTGATTACCGGCAGCCGCGACGCGACGCCGTGGATTATGCTTGTATCTGACAATTTAAGGAGTAGACATGCGTGACGCGATTCTGCAATTCATCAAGGACTTCATCGCCAAGAACAACTACCCGCCGACGCTGAAAGAGATTGGCGACCAGTACGGCATCGTGAAGTCAGACGTATCGTACCATCTCAACATCCTGCGCTCTGAGAAGAAGATTGACTGGCACAGCAATAAGGCGCGGACGATCAGGGTGCTGTGAGTGGACGCTCTCCTGCACAGTGGGCCGCGCTGGAGCGAGATGGCTGGCGCTGCCAGTGGTGTCTCAGAGTGCTTGGACGCATACGACCCGCGACGGACGCTCACCATGTATTTCGTCCACGCTCGCTGTATGACAGTCCAGAGTTTATCGTCGGATTGTGCCACGAGTGCCATCTTGGGCGAAGGCATGTCTCTGGACACCTTACAGACGCCGATCTCATTAAACTTGTGCTGATCCCATACATCTGGGACGGAAAGGACTTGACACCAAATGGCAAAGCAATTACTAAATAGCACGTGGTACGTGGCAGCGCACAAGAACAAAGCGAGCGCGGAGAGCCCGGTGCAGGGCAAGAATCAGGATCGCCTGATGCCGTGGCTGGTGAAGAGCCCGGCCCTGTTCTATGAGTCGTACGAAGAGTGCGCCGGGAATATCAACCCGGACACCGAGCAGGTCGTGGAAGTCACCGTGTCGATTGTCGGCACTAGAAAGAAGTTGACGGTGGACTGATGGAAGTCTGTCACTTCTGCGGAAACAAATACAGGACACACATAGCTCAGTGTCCGACCTGTGGCGGTCGTGATTTCAGGCAAGAGCAAGAGGCACTGATGACGACTGGATTTCATATGGTTGGATACGGGCCAATGTACGAAGCTGGTCACGTAATACAACTTACATCTAGAGAGTCGATGTATCCAATGTCCGGTGGCGCGTATGCTATCAAAGCGCGTTGATCGTCACCGCAAGCGAGACGGTAATCATGCTGAGCTGGTCTCCAAATTGCTCGGCGAGGGTTACTCAGTTCTCGACACCGCTGATTTGGGTCACGGTGCTCCTGACTTGATCGTTGGCACTGCTGGCTTCAATCTTCTGCTGGAAGTTAAGAATCCAGACCAGCCGCCGAGCAAAAGGAAGTTGACTCCAGACGAGCAGGAATTCAGAGACGCTTGGCGCGGCCAGTATGCCGTAGTAGAAACACTCGAAGATGTGATCCGAATCGTATCTCAAAAACTCAAGGAGCAATTCAATGGCAAAGTTTAACACCTCTCACTCGCTTCAAATCAACGGCGTTGCAACCCGCGATCCGAACTTGAAGTACGCCGCCAGCGGGACGGCAGTCCTGAATTTCACCATCGTCACGAACGGTCGCAAGATGATCGAGGGCGAGTGGAAGGATGTCAAGTCATGGTGGAGCTGCGCGGCCTTTGGCAAGACCGCCGAGAAAGCCGCCGAGCAGATGCAGAAGGGCTCGCTAGTGTCGGTGGTGGGCGCGATTGAAGCGACCGAGGATGGCAACCCGCCGATTCGCGAGTACAGCGGAAAGCAGATTTCGGAGTACAAGGTGACTTGCAACTCCGTCGTTGTCGCGGCCAACGCGAAAGAGAAGGTCGTCGAAGAGAAGCAGGGTGTGACCGATGATAAACCCGCCGAGTTCGACTGGAGCAAGAGTGCGTAAACATCGTCGACCGAATCTGGCGCTTCATGCGATCAGGCCGGGCGAAGAGTACACGCTGAAGTATGACCCCGCCGACTGCTACTGGGTCGGCGGGGAGTTCGGCAAAGACCAGCTGGATGAGTGGCTCAAGATGGGCACACTGCTGGACGGAACCGTGTTCGATTACAAGGAGCAACTATGGATCGTCTACAAGAAACGCCTGCTAGTCTTTTTACCGTCCTCTGCCAGCGTGATCCTCGATGGGCGGCGAGTCATCTTGGCTACCCTGATGCCTCAAGTGGCAGCACGATTGGCCTATATGGGTGTGCTATCACCAGTCTGGCAATGCTGCTGACGTATTACGGCAGCACTTGCACACCGCAGCGCGTTCAGGACGAACTGTCCGAGCTGCGCGGCTATCGCAATACGCCGACCCGCAATCTGGTGGACTGGCCGAAACTCCCCGCAATCTACCCGCAGATCAAATCCATCACACGCAGCGACTTTTTGAGCCGAGACCCGAACAGTCGCGAGATGGAGAAGTTGAATCTGGAGTTGTCCAGCGGCAAGCCCGTTATCCTGAAGGTCGATGGTACACCCGGCGGAGACTACAACGAGCATTTTGTGCTGGCGACGGGCGTGCTGGAGTCTGGAATTGTCGTGGCCGACCCGTACTCCGGCCAGTTCAAGCCTGTGACGGACTTCTGTCCGAGCAATAAGCCGTGGCGCAAGACGGAACCTGCGGCGATTTGGGCCATGCTGTTCTTCGAGATGCAGTTGAAGTAGTTGCCGCAACTCGAAAATAGTGCCATAATACGCGCATGATTGATAACCTCTGGCAGTTTCTCTCGATATTGACCTGTATCTACGCCCTGTTCTATGCTCGGCGTATGTATCTTCTGCGGTCGACTGTCAGTCCGTATTCAGTCCTCGTTGCGCTACCGGCGATTGTGACTGGGGTATTCTACGGTTTGACGCTGTTTACTGAATGGACGGGTGCTCACGACTGGGCGTCGCCCGTCCATTTGTTTACCTTGCTCATGCTGGCGGCGGGCGCTAATCGCATGTCGAGGTCAAACCGTAATGGATGAAGGCATAAAGTTCGTTTTGCAGCTCATTGTGACGGTCATCGGCACGCTGTCGACGCTCTTTTTGGTCGAGCGGGTCAAGGCGCGGGCTGAATTGCGCCGCGCCGAGGCCGACGGCGACCGGGCTGGTGGCGAAAAAAGCAAGTCCCTGAGCGAATCGGCGGCTATTCTAGCCGACACTTCGGCTGATCTGGCCGAATCGTGGCAGGATTATGCCAAACGCGCGCAGGAAGAGTTCAAGTCATACAAAGATCGCGCTGACGGCATGATCAAATCGCTGCGCGATGAGCTGGAAGAGCACAAACGCAAGTCCAACGAGGACACGGCTAACCAGAACGCAGTGATTTTTGATCTGACGGCTCAAGTTGCGACGCTCAAGCGCGAGAACAGCGACCTGCGCGGCAGAATTGTCGAGCTGGAAGCCGAGAACGCCGACCTCAAGCGACAATACCCCAAGCGAACACTAGGCTCGAAATGATTCCGACGCTGGTAGTGGATATTTTTGGCGGATTTGTGACGCATCGCGTGAACGATGTGTTCGATTCTCTGCCGCATGTATTCTCTGGCGGCTGGCGCGAGATCACCGGGCATATCGTCGGCGTGCTGGCGACCTATCCGTTCTTGGAAATGATTTACGTTGCATTTGGGATTCCGCGCGAGCTGTTCAATAAGTTGCGCGCGGCCTACCTGATGGCGTTCACGTTCTTTGGTGTCGGCGTGGCGCTGGGCTGGTTGTACGACACCGTTAAACACAACGAGAGGCTAACATGACTACCGAACAGAAGCAACTGTATGTCGCCATTGCGACCGCGATCTTTAATATCCTAATGCTGTTCTCCGGTCTGACGTTCGCCGCGCAGTATAGCGAGTACTTGATGGCCGCCGCGTCCGTGGTGTCCATTATCGCCGCGTCATTCTTGGGCGTGAAGCTCGATGGCGTGGTCAAGGCGCAGAAGAGCGCGGACGCCTTCAATGCCGCTGCACAACAGGCCGAAGAAGATGAACTGGGTGAGTTCTAATGGACTGTGTAACGCTCGATCTTGAGACCACCGATCTATCGGCGGTCGGGGCCGGGTTCATTCTGCTGGCAGTTGCCAAGCCACTGCGCGGCGAGCCGGTATCATGGCGCTACGACGAGATGCACTGTCGTCCGGGCCACGAACAGAAGATGCTCAAGTCCATACTGGACTACCTGCGACCGTTCGACCTGTGGATCGGTCACAATATAGCGAAATTCGACTTCCAGATGCTTAAATCGCGAGCCGCTATTCTGGGTGTCGAATTCAATCTTCGTCCGCTGATTTACGACACAATGCATGCTTTTCGCAGGGTTGGATATAGGACAGCTCTAAATCCAATAACGGGTCATCCGAGAGCAAGCCTCGATCATGTTGTCGACTTCTTTGGAATAGAGCAAAAGAAGACCAAGGTTGGATATCCGCGCGCGCACTGGAAGACAGTCTGGTGCGATGGCGAGGAAAGAAAACTGGCTATGGACAATTTGATGGAGCACTGCATATTTGATGTCGAAATGCAGGAAAAAGTATATCTCAAGCTCATCAAGGTCGATCCAGTCTGGGGAATCAGAAGGGTCAGCTAATGTTTTCGCATGGCCTGTCTGGGTACACAAACTATAAGTGTAAATGCGATGTCTGCTCAAGCGCTTATAGGGAGTACAATAAGACCAGAAGGCCGCCAGTCAGCGCAGAGAAGCAGTCGGAATATCAGAGAAATTCAAGAAGCAGGAATATAGATGCTGTAAGGGCCAGAGACGCAAGATATCAGAAACTTCGCAGGAAGAACGGCCTTGTTAAGCTCGATCCAGAAAAGGACAGACTCCGACGGAGAAAATGGTACTACTCTCATCGAGATGAGATACTCGAAAAGAGACGGGCTAACAACGCCACGAACCTAAAGTACGTCAGGAAGTACAAAAAGACCGAAAAAGGAAGAATACAAGACAGGCTAACGCAGGGGCGCAGACGTGCGCGTAATCTGTCGTGTACGGGCGTTCATTCCAATTCTGAGTGGATTTCTCTTCTGGCCGAGTACGACGGAAAGTGCGCCAGATGCGGAAGCTCGGACAATGTTACAAAGGATCATGTTGTTCCATTATCTCTCGGTGGAGGTAATGGCATAGACAACATTCAGCCATTGTGCCGGGCATGCAATTCCAGTAAGGGTAATCGGTCGTCGGAGGACTACCGTAAGAAGTAAGCAGGCGGGCTACCGAGATGGTAGCCCGTTTTTGTTTGTTGACCCAATGCGCAGTGCGGCCTATAATCTTTTCTATCACATACTCAGGAGACCACTATGGCGATTCCGCCTGTTGCACCGATGCTGGAAATGGAAGACGAGGAAATGGACGGTGGCGTCAAGGTTGCCATCAACTGCGCGGCGGCTGATTGCAAGTTCAATACGGGCGGGAAGTGTTCCGCGCCGAGCATTAGTGTGAGCGCGGGCCCGGAAGTGAAGTGCGAGACCTACGAAGCGGGCGAGAGTGAAGAGCCAGCAGCTCCGTCAGGTGGCAAGATTCCGCAACCGCCGCTTCCGCCGATGCCGATGTAATCATGCCGTACAACACGAGTCCAGTTCTGGATACGCCGACGAGTCGTGAGATCATTCAGTCCTACGCAGAAGGCGGACTGAAACTGGATGCTGCATGGGAACGGCGACTGCCGACGATGTACCGGCTGATGGTCGCTGGCCTGACCGTCACCGAGATTCATCGCATGGTCGGCGGCGAGATTCGCAAGGTCAAGGACGATATCGAGGCGATCCGGTATTTGATGGACGCCGTGCCGGATATCGAGCGTATCCGGGCCGACATCTCGGTGGAGCTGGACCAGTTGTATGCCGATACCATTGTGACGCTGCGCGAATCAAACGATACGCGCGGTGGAACGAAGGCCAAGCTAATCGAGCAAGCCCGCGAGATTCTCATGGGCAAGGCCGACCTGTACGGTCTGCGCTCGGCCACACTGAACGTCAACAATAACACGCGACTGCTGAATATTGCGGCAGACCTGCGTAACTTAGGAAGCGCGAATGCACCCGAATCTGGCGCAGCGCCAGTATATCTGGAATCAGATCGAGTTCAAGCCCTACCCATTACAGATTCCACCATTGACGGATATTACAAGCCGGGTGATTCTGGTGACGGGTGGCGAGCGAGCCGGGAAGAGCCGGTTAATGTCGGCGCTGGGGACGAGCTATCTGCTGTTCTCTAGCCTGATCTGGATTGTCGGGCCGGACTTTCAGCAAGCGCGGCCTGAGTTCGAGTACATGATGCTCGACGCCGTGAAACTCGGCGCGGCCTCCGAGAAGGATATCTCGTTTCCGAAAGAGGGCTCGTGCATGTTTGTATCCAGCACGGGCTGCGTGGTCGAGACCAAGACCGCCGCCGACGTGATGAAACTGGCGGGCAAAGCGCCCGATCTGGTATTGATGACCGAAGCGGCCCAGTCCAACTTCGAGGTGTTCCTGAAGCTGCGCGGTCGCGTGGCCGAGAAGCGTGGACTCCTCATGCTCGGCGGAACGCTCGAGGAATCGAGCCAATGGTATGTCGATCTGTACAATCTCTTGCAGGGTGAAAACGTTTATGGTGGAAAGTCTTACTCCGTACCCAGTTGGGCCAATCTCGGCGTTTACCCCGGAGGTCGCTCAGACCCCGAAATCGTTCTCTTGGAGCGGACTCTTCCTGAGTCTCTCTTCCTTGAGCGCCACGCCGCCGTTCCAAGAAAGTCCAGCCTACTTGTACACCCAGAGTTCGACTTCACCGTCCACGTCGACGCGAAGTATGATTACTCTCCCGATCTACCAGTGTGCCTTGCCATCGACCCAGGCTACGCCGGAGCGTATGCGATTCTCGCGTGTCATGTGGTAGGCCGGGACATCTGGGCGTTTGATGAAGTCTATCTTCAGCGACCGGAGACCGGCACGCTCAAGATGATTGAAGACTGCCGCAAGAAAGAGTGGTGGCAGAACGTCGATGACATCGTGATTGACGTGGCGGGCTACTCAGCGAATCTCAGTGACGGCAAAAGCGTGGCGTCGCACTGGCTGGAGCAGACGAAGAAGGATAAGTTGAATGGCGGACGCGGGATTATGCCGCGCGGCCAGCGGGTCGGAATTCAAGACGGGATTGACCGCTACCGCATCATGCTCGGCAATCCAAAGAATCCCGACACGGCACGAGTTCACTACAATCCGCGTGTGTCGCATACGATTAACGAGCATCAGCTGTACCGTTATCCCAAGAAGATCGGCGGGATGCACGCCGATGCCAAGCGGCCTATTGACCGCCACAATCACGGGTTGAAGGCGATGGTCTATTTGATCGTCGACAAGATGGGCTATTACGACGGCGCACCACCCGTCACGCAAGTTCGCATGGCGCTGTCGAACGCTAACCTGAAAAGGTATGGCGGTATTTCTGAGAAACTACCGGCGGAATTCATGGAGTAAGCATGGTTATCAACGATAAGAGCACCCTAACTGAACTCATCAAGGTTGCCGAGGACAACTTGCGCGAGCGCGACAATCGCATCGTGCGCTATCGCTCGCTCTATAACATGGATCACTACTCGACGAATGCCGTCAAGGGAATGCCCGCCGAGTATCATCGCGTCCTGAACAAGTATTCGTACATCGCCAATGACGCGACGAATGTGGTCAATCTGACCGTAGGCATCCTGAGTCACAATGCTTTGAAGTTCTCGGCGTTCACCTATCGCGAGACGAAGGACTCAGACCGCCGAGCAGGGGATATCGAGCGCTTGGTGTCCGGCATGATCCGCATGAACTGCGTCGAGCAGGAAGTGGACATCCATAACGACCTGATTCACAACATGACCATCGACGGTGGCTGTGCGCTCAGGACAATCTGGGTGGATAGCGGCGAGGTCGAGAAGGTTGATCTCGGTGAGCCGGACGAGATGGATAAGGCGCTCGGTGCTGAGAAGAAATCGGTCGAGGTGATTGAGGGTGTTCCGGCCAAGATTGACGTGATCCCGCTGGCGAATCTTATCTATTTGCCCGGCGGCCCCAAGGGTCGCTGGTTGATGATTGCCATGCGCGACGAGCGCTCTCTGGACGATGTGCGTTCGGAGTTTCCGAACTATCGACCTGAAGCCGTCGGCGCGTCGGTCATTCAGATCAAGGTGAAGTTCTACGACGTGTGGTTCTGGAGCAAGGACGAGAGCGGTAAGGACGGCGTCTATAACGCGATTGTCATCGATAATGACGTGGTGCGCGAGCCAACCTTGATGACGGGCTACGCCGACCTGCCATACACCATCGGGTTCTTTATTCCGACTCAAGACAAGAAGCCAGAGAACTGGGGTCTCAGCCAGCTCTTCACGATTGAAGAAGATATTCGGATGCTGGAGAATCGCATCAATCACCAGAATCGCATGTTGGATATCTCGGCCAACCTGCCGCTGGTCTCCAAGACGCGCGATGGTCGACCCATTGACGTGGATGCGACGTATGGCACGGTCGTCAACTTGGGCATGGAAGAGTCGGTGGACTTCATCCGGCCCTTCACTGAGCCGCCCGACCATAGCCAGATCGTCGCTTTTGCGAAGGACTCCATCTCGAACGGCTCCTATCCGCCCGTCACCTATGGCGCGGCGAACGGGCCGAGTGGTTATGGATTGTCGCAAATGGCCGAGGGCGGTAGAATTAGACTGGAGCAGCCGAAGCGCCAGATCGAATTGATGTGGGAAGTGGTTATCCGTAAGATGCTATCGCTCTACCAGAAGTTCGCGCCGAACAAGGCGATTCAGGTCTTCGGCAAGTATAAGGGTGAGCCGTACGTCTTGCGAGATTTGGTTGGCGCAGACACGAAGGGCTGGTTTGTGCAGGTTCAAGTCGATCCGCGCTTCCCGCAGGACGAGGCCCGTATGGTCGCACTGGGCAATCAACTGCTGGCAATTCGCGGGGTGAGTAAGCGGACGGCGCAAGAGAAGTATTTCGGTATCGACGACCCGGATCGCGAGAATGACCGGCTATTGGTTGAGGCGTACGAGAATCAGCCGCAGTTGATGCAGATGCTCATGGCTGAAGTTGCCAAGCAGTACGGTCTGGAGTTGCCGGAGCAGAAGCCGCAGGGCTCGCCACCGCGCCAGCCCGTGAGCCAGCCGCTAATGAGTAATCCAGAGCAGGGCGTGTTGCCGCCGCAGGTTGCAGGCGGGATGCCAGCCGGACAGGAAACACCCGGCGATGCCGAGCGATTAATGTCCATGCTCGGCGGAGTGGGCGGAGGTTAATATGGGTGTAGATGTTGGGCAGGGAACTACCACCAAGACGAAAAAGAAAGCGCCAGTCGTCGTGCGGGCTGGCGGTAAGACCGACGACTACAAAGTGACCCGTAAGGTGTGGGACGATATCAAGTCTCGCAATAAGGGTCGCTCCGGGTCAAGCGCGAAGATTTGGATGATGGAAGAGCTGGAGCCCTACATGGGCTCGTTTCCAACCACGGGCGAGGGTGGGCGCGGTCTGTTTCCGGGCATCATTCCCGACAAGAAACCGAGAGGCTATTCGGGTGGCGGAGACGATGGCGGCGGCGGACGTGGTGGCGGTGGAAGGTCAACTCCATTGCCTCCTCCTCCGTTTAAGATTCGCACGACAACCGGCCAGCGACTCACGCCTTACTGGGAAAGTTCCCCAGACTTCATCCAAGGATGGGTTCCGCGCTTGACGGTTCTTGGACAGTCACAGGCTTGGTAATAGCAACACATGACAATGACTTGACACGCGATACAGAAGGTGGTATTATTCTGTTAGAGGTGTCAAATGGGAAAAACAAAGAAGAGCAGATTTCAGGACGATGATGCTTCTCAGCGCGAGATATGCAGGTTGTACGAGTCTGGCGATCATAGCATCAACGCGATATCGGATATGTTTTCGTGCAGTATAACGTCCGTAAGAAAGGTTCTATTGGACTGTGGGGTTGTAATCAACTCCAGAAATCACATCACGACGAACGGAAGGCTGCATCTCAGTCAACTTAGAAAAGATCAGATCGCGCGCGGAGAGTTTCACTTACCGACCGCCAGAGACCCAGATGAAATAAGCGCAGCGGGGCGAGGCGAAAAGAACTGGAAGTGGAGGGGCGGCAGAACCACAAGTCCAAAAGGATACGTGTACGTTCTCGATCCAGAATCAATGGACAAGAACATGCACGGGAAGAGAAAGTATTTGCTCGAACACAGGCTGGTGATGGAAAGAATTCTCGGCAGGAAGTTATTGACAGGGGAGCACGTTCACCACATTAATGGCATTAAGAGCGATAACTCTCCAGAGAATCTCATGGTCGTCATAAACAAGATGCATTACGGGCACGTTAATTGTCCGTACTGCGCAAAAGAGTTCATGGTAAGGTAATATGGACATTATCGAGCGTCATAAACGAGCGGCAGACAAAGCTATTGGCAGCGCGGGTCGCGCTATTGGTATTTCGCCCGTGACGATCAAAGACCAGCTGTCGGCTTATAGTTCGATGACGCCGCAGGACTTTGATCTGATCGCCAAGACGTACGGCATTAATCAAGCATTGGGCTACATCGCCCGCATGGAAGCGATGCGGTCTGGAGGCTAATATGGCAACAACGACACCCATTCCGACCCCACCGAGTCCGCCGACGAACGCCGGTATCTTCCCCGGATATCGCGGGCCGGGAACCGGAAGCGACGCATACGGTCGACGCGGAGAGCTGGTCAACACATCTGACGTGGGCCAGACTCCCTCATGGTGGACGGACTACCGTTACTCCGGCGCGTACGAGCCCGGCGCTGAACTGGCGACAACTGTCAATATGCTCATTCCCTATATGAGCCCGATTGATCGCAAGTATTGGTCGAGCTGGCTATATCAGCAAGACCCGAATAAGTTCGCAGCCTATGAGCCGGGCAAGATTGAGAACGCGGGTTACGGCAACGAAGGCGATCTTGCTACTCGTGGATCGTACACTTCGGCTGGACGCGCTGGAGAGGCGTGGAAGGCGCTGAGTAATCGCCTGCTGAACAAGGACGACGATGTCGCTACGAACGACGCGACAATGGGCGACTTGGGCCCGGCAGCTCCGTGGCTCCAGCGGGTGTTCGGTGCGCTGCAACAGTACGATACGCCGACCGTTGGCGATCGTCGCACGCGCGCGCAAGAGCGGGCGCTCCAGAATGAACTGAATCAGTTCTGGTCTGAGGCGCAGGGCTCGGAAGACTTGCAGCCCTATCTCGAACTGGCGAAGCGCTTCGCCGCGCCATCGTTTAAGAATGCGCCTATCTCGACCCCGACGCCGATGGGCGCTCGACAAAGTGCGTATGAAGCACCATATCAGTCGTATCAGCGCAACAATTTTGTCAGTAACCCGCGCTATATCTAGTAAGGATAACGTAATGCCCAAAACAGTCGCGCAGATCATTGCTGAAGCTGCGCTGGCCGCTGTAAATGCCGCCAAGCAGAACCAGTCCAAGGAGCCATACGAAGGCAACAGTCGGGCTGGTTCTTCTTCTATGCAGATGCAACGTGACCAGCGCTGGAGTCAATACGTCAAGCAGAAGGCGCAGTCGTCTCGTCAATCGGGTGGTCAATATACCAGAGGTGACGACTGGATGTCTGGCAAGAGCGCCGCCGAGCGTGAGTGGATTGCCAATCATCCCGGCGCTGCTTCCGGCGCTGGCGGTGGACAGTCGGTTGTGAAAGAGCCAGCCAAGAAGCTGGATTGGTCGCTGTCGAACTACGGCCCGCCCGCACAACAGGCAGCGTCGATTGCGGCTGATTCCGAACGGGCCAATCGCGAAAAGCTCAAGTCGTCTATGCGTGACCTGTACTCCACCCGCAAGGGTGAGACTGGCCCGCAAAGTTTTGACGATTCCTCACCCATTGACCAGATGTATCGCGATATGGCTGGCGACAAAAACATCGACTACACCATCGTCAGGCCAGACGTGATTCGCGACGTATCCAAGCGCGATTCAACTGTCGGCAAGAGCCTCGCTCAAAAATATCTGAACGATTTCGATAACTCAATCACGGACATCTCGCGCGATGACCACGACGCGCTGTTTGATTTGGCGTACCCGGACGGCGTGCGCTATCGCGACGGCAAGCTGGTCGACAAGAATGACTCGTGGATCGTGTCGTCTTCGCGCGGCACATTCGAGCAGGGCATGCTGAGCAACGCTATGCCCGCCCTGCAAGCGCTGAATGCTATCTCGAATACGTCGCATAATATTACAACCGAGCTGGGTTATGCCCGTCAGCGCCAGCGCATCTCTGGACTCGAAAACAAGATCGACCCGAACTTGGCAACGCTGGACGATGTCGCGAAGGTCGATCCTGAATTGTTCGATGTCAGTAAGTTGCCACCCTATTACCGCATGCAGGTCGATCCGACCAGTGTGGCGGCCTCGCAGTACAAGCAGGTGAGCGAGCAGATTCCAGACGGGCGCGGCGGATACACATGGCGCAACCGGATCGTTGAAGTGAAGAACGAGTTCGCGCCGGAGACTGACCCCGCCAAGGATATGATCTACCGCAAGATCGTCGAGCGCACCAAGGCGAATCTCGACTTCGTGCATCGCGCCTCGGAAGCCTACACGCCGAGCATGTGGTTGAACGAAGTGCTCTCCGTTCCATCGAAGGTTTCGGAAACGGTGTTCTCTGGGCTGGAGGGTCGTCCATACAATCCGAAGTACGGCGACACCAGCATCGCGGCAGCTAGCACATCCGACGGCGACAAACTGATTCAGCGCGTGAAGCAGATCGAGGCAATGATCGGCCAGCCGCTCGATCCGTCGGTGATCGCCGAGATGCCTAAGGGCTTGACCAAAGATGTTCAAGATCAGTTGATCCAGACTGCGCGAGCTGCCGGTTCCAGTCCCGGCAAGGAATACTTTAGCGAAGGTCTGGACTGGGCGACCATGAGCCGCTCCCTCGATTTGCTCGGCGTTCCTAAGTCGCGACAAGAAGAGATGGCTGTTCAGCTGGGCTACACGATCAAAGACCGCAAGGTAGTCGAGCAGAGAACGATAACCGGAACGGCTGGCAGTATTGTTACTGGAACGTATACCACCTTCTCGGTAGATAACCCTGATCGGCGCGTGTCGTACGACGACGTGGCGAACGCGGGTCTGTCGTTCATGGACGCCAATGGCGAGATCGTCGAAGCGGCGGCTGTGCCGGACTTCCTGTTCGAGTACGCCATGCGGGACGACATGAGCAAGTCGCGCACCAACGGCGTGATGGACTTCGTCGGCGATGTGCTGATGGATGTCACCAACTACGCACCGTTCTCGTTCGTCTGGAAGCCCGTTGAGAAATTTTTCGAGGGCGCCATCGGCGTAGGCAAGCTGGTCGTTAAGGGCGCGGGCGGCTTGGCCGACCTAGCCATTAGTGCGCCGCTCAAGACCGCCAACAAGCTGATTGGCCGCGAACTGATCAAGAGCATCCCAGACCATCTCGTGACGGACACGGTCAAGCAGTTGTTCACGGAAACCGTCAATAGTTCCGCCCTCAAATTTGCTCGGCGTGTCTTTGTGGCGACAGCCTCCGTATTGAAGCCGGAGGATATGTTCGGCGACGGGGCGGACGACTTCATCACGTTTAAGCTGCCGAACATTGCCGAGGCCGCGCGGACGGGCGATAAGCTCGAATTGATTATGAAGAACGGCATCTCGCCAACCGCCGTGAACAATGTCATCGAGACGTTCCGGTCTACCGAGAAGTTCCTAGCAGATATTGCAGTTGAGGGAGCTAAGGATGGCCCGGAGGAAGCTGCTCGCCGAGCCATTGTCAAGCGGGCGAATGGCTATCTTAAGGGCTCAAGTGACGAGATCATCGAGGCACGCAAGGTAGTCGAGCAGCGTATTACCGAAGCCATTGAAACGGGCCACTATGACGACCTAATTAGTGCCGCGCATGTGATCGAAGACGTGCTGCGTTCTCAGGCGGACGATTCTGCCACAGCAGCAGGAACGATTGAGATCACTGCCAAGCTGTTGAACGAAGGCCAGATGGCGTACGGTAATGCTAAGTTGGGCGTAAAATCATTGACACCATCTGCCACGGTGGATGCGGCCAATCGTATCTCAAATCGAGTATGGGGCTGGTGGACAAACGCCGTGCTAACCCTGCGCCCCGGCTGGCAGGTCGTCAACTATATCGACAACACGTTCCGCATGCTGACGAACGGCGACTTGATCGATCTGAGTGGTAAGCGGGGCGGTCTACTCCTGTCATCTTCTCGCGCCGAGGACATTCTCTCGAAGCGCTACGGCCTGACCCGTGCCGAAATCTCAGACGCCATTCGCCGCTACTACGGTGACGACGCTGACAAACTGCTGGGAATTCTGTCCGATACGGACGGGCGCATCTTCGACCCAGTTGCCACGTCTGCACTAAACTCGCTCAAGCGCTACGCGAAAGCCATGCGCGAGGGCGGAGAGACCGCTGTAAAAGCCAAGATTGCGAAAGAAGGCGAAGGGAAGTACGTCGGCAGTGCGATAGTCGGAGGGGCAAAGAATCTTGGCTCCGAACTCTGGAAGACGCTCAAGAGTGTTCAGCCCAGAATCGAGGGCGGCGCGGCGATCAAGGTGTTCGCTCGCGAATACTCGCGAGTGTTCGATCCGCTGTTCGAGCAGATCAGTCGCGAGTTGCCCGAAGGTCTAATCCCGTCAGTGGCCGACATCGCCAAGAAGTTCGATGGTATCAACTGGCTCAATCCAGACGAGAAGGCATACTTCACCCAGCGCATGCTGGAAGAGCGGGCCGGTTTGCAGACGGGCCTACAGGCGATTGCCAAGGATATGGCACTGAATCCGTCGGCCTACGTCGACGCGAAGTCGGCGGCCACGGCAGTCATCGGCAATCGCGCGATGGCGTTCCGAACATTTATCGACACGGCGATGCCGAAGGAAATCCCGCAAGGCGATCTGGCCGATGCGCTCAAGGAGTTCATCACCGCACACTTGGACGGCGTGAACTGGAACGACGACGCCTCGGTCGGGCAGTTGATGGACTTGACCATGAGTCAGGCCGATACCTTGCTCGGCGTTGAGAAGGTCGTGAAGACGGCGCAGAAGATCACCGAGAATCCACCCGCCATGTCCGAGTTTGCCGAGCGCGAACTGGTCAACTCCAAGAGCGTCGACGCCGAGAAAGTCACCAAGCGCGCGAACGATCTGGTGGACGCCAGCCGAAAGGCCGAGAAGGAAATCACCGAGTTCTCTCCGGCTATCGGCGATGATGTCCTCGCATCAGAGGCCAAGAACGTCAAGACCGTGCGCGGCATGTACATCGACACGATGAATATCGATTACAATCGCGAACTGGAACAAGCGTACACGCGCCTGAATAAGAAGGCGCTAGGCTACGAGCCGAGTCGATCCGGCGCAATGCGCGACGTGCTTAAGCGCCGCATCGCCCAATCAACCGATCCAGAAGAAAAGGCGTTCTTCCAACTAGCACTCGATAAGTTCAACAAATTTGACGAGACCACTAAGCTACTGCCGACTGAGACTCGCATGAGTGCGTGGCAGAAGGCCGAACTCAATCTGCCCTATCGCGATTACATGCGCGAGCTCGAAACGCGCATTGGCAAGCCACTCGAAGGCTACACATGGGAAAGCGAAGCCGATGTTCGCGCGTATCTGACCAAATACTTCAATCGTAATGGCATGACATTTGCAGACGGAACAAAGTCGAATGATCTGATCGCCGTCGAGCGCTATGCTCAGATGCGCCTGCAACTCCAGCGTATCGTGGACGAAGGCACTCCGGTCAAGATCAAGATTGGCGACGGTGAGTGGGTTGAGCGCGCGCTAAAGACGGAGGACTTGTACAACAAGAACGCGCTGATTGATTTCAAGTACAAGTTCGGCGGCAAGGAAATCAAGTTCGACTACAAGAAGACGTTGGCTGCCAAGAAGCGGCCCGCCGTCTCGACTATGGAGTACATCGACAACGGCTATGTCCAGTCTGGTCGTACGATCTTCAAGGCGACGCGCGGAACATGGTCGCCCGTCATCGACGTGAACTCGCAGACCGACCAACTGGTTCGGCTGGTGAAGCACGATGTCGCCAATGCCGTCGAGCACACGCCGAATATCAATAAGATTTCGGACGAGGTCGAGAGCCTGATCGACGTGGCGAATGTGCGCGCATCCGTGGCGCAAGACGCCAGTCCAGCACTGGACGATCTGACGCGCGTGATGTCGTCTGCATCAAGCGAGCCCGTGGATATGGCGGACTACGTGGACTTGGTCGCCGCGCAGGGGGATAATCTTGGTGAAAAGATTTCTGTAGATATATTTCATGGAGAGAGGCCGGGAGTTCATAGTGGGTCTACTGGCGCATATCTCGGAGACTGGTTTGGAACAAATTCCAAGGAGTACGCATCTCAATATGGCGATCCATTGTCGTATAGAATAGAACTCGGCAACCCGTATCGAATGGATAGGGCTGAATTCAGGAGATACGACAGAGGCGCTGCCACAGCGTCCGAGACAAAGAAGTTTAGGGCTGAACTGGAGGCTAAGGGGCACGATGGAATAATCGTGGATCATGGAGATGGAACCACGGAGTACATCCTATTCAAGAAACCCGAATCAGCAGAGGCCATTGGTGGAGCGCCCCTGCCGGATGTCGGTGTGCCGAAGATTCTACGCGAGTCGAACATCGATCCGAACGCGCGATTGAATGCGGAATCGTTGCGTACTCAATTGCTCGGCGTCATCAAATCCAACAACCTGACCATCACCGACGAAGAGGCTGATGCGCTCTATCAGTTCATGGTGTTCACTGCGAATGCCAACGACCTGTCGTCTGGCTGGAAATTGGGCACTACGCTCTCTCGCGTGAATAAGATCACCGGCGAACGGTGGGGTGGCGATGCCGTTTTCCAGCGCCAGAATCTTGACACGCCAGAGTTCAAGAAGTTCTTCGCCGGATCGAAGGTATCTGATCAGAGCGGCTCTCCAGTCGTCGTATACCATGGTACAACGTCGGATTTCTCTGAGTTCAAGAAGGGTGATATTGGGTTCCATTTTGGAACACAAGAACAGGCTAACGATAGACTAATAAATACTCGCGGAGAAATTGTATGGGATAGCGGAAAGCCAGTTTTGACAAACGTTCCAAAAACTGGCGAGTCAGTAATGCCGTTCTACCTAAGTATTAAAAATCCTCTTGAGTTATCCGGTGATCCGGGCGACTGGAACAACCTGAAAAACATCGCATCTATAATCGAGAGCGACTACTCTGGGAATCCTGAGTACGTCGAAGTAGCCAGACTTCTTCGAGAGGCAGACAAGAGTGTTACAAAAGAGTTCTCTGGTGAGTTTGCCAGAATTGCACCCGGAGATTCGGCCACATCAAACGAGGTATCGAAAAGACTGAACGCAAAATACGCCGAAGAGGGCAGGCGTATTCTGTCCGAAAATGGATTTGATGGAATAAAGTACATCAATAAGTTCGAGGGATTGGAGTCAGACCCACACACGAACTACTCATGGATAGCATTTGATTCAGGTCAGGCAAAGTCCGCCATCGCGAATCGCGGATCGTGGGATAAGACCAATCCGTCTATGCTCTTCCAAGAAGCAGACGTTCCGAATATCCGCACGGGCTGGTCGACGGACGAAGAGCGGGCGGCGTTTATGTCCGATGCGATGCCGCGCATTCGGACTGTGGCTGACGAGATATCCAGTGCCGCAGAGGGGTTCCCGGCTACGGAAGGCAAGGTCATCGATGGCGTTCCGCTATTCAACCAGAGCGGCGACGGTTTCGTCAAGGGCTACAATCAGCACGTCTTCGATCCAAACGCCATCGAGTCCACTCGGTCAATCATCGGCTTATTGCAAGGCTCGGACGCCTACACCGCGTTCGAGGAATGGTCGCACCACTTGTTCAAGATGCAGACCGGCGAGCGTAAGGCTGTGATGTATGGATGGGCAAAAGCGCCGAAGGACGAGATTACCGGAGAACTCCTGAGCCACTACGACGTTGCACGCGAGATCGACGAGATAACGCTGAATCCCGCGCTGAACGCCGAGCAAATTAAACGGCTCAACTTCCTGCGCGGCGTCGAGCCCACTGCTCGTGCGGCTGACGAGAAACTCGTATTGGCCTTCCGTAAGTACGTAACGATTGGTATCGCGCCGAACTCGAAGATGAAGGAAGTCTTCGAGCAGGTCAAGCAAATCCTGATCCGGTCATGGCAGTCCGTCAAGGCGTTCGCGCGCATCAAGATTTCACCCGAACTACGCGCCGCCTTCGATGATATGCTCGGCGCTGATCCCGACTTTATCAGCGAGCAGATGAAACCACTGATGAAGGCCAACGCCTACATGACCGAGCGCCTGCCGATTGATCTGTCCGATCTGCGCAAGATTGCGGCGGATACATCGGGTGTCGATCTGAACGCGGGGATCAGTGCGGTGGAGGTAGGCGGCAGACTGATTGTTGCAAAGCCGAATATCCGGCCCAATGTATCGGACTCTATGCGACGCGATGTGAATACCGTCATTGCTCGTCTGGAAAAACTCGGCGAGATGTACTCGGATGGTCAGGGCATCTTGACGGGCGACTACGACGAGGCCGTTCAGAAGTTTGCACTCTCCGCCCAGAAGCGAGCGGGTGAATTGCGCGAGTTGCTGGACTACGCCGAGAAGAACAATCTTAATCCAGCGGCGGCGTGGCGCTCTGGCGAGTTTCCGAGCATCGCTGGAAAGTATCCCAAGTTGGTTAAGGATCAGCGCGCACTCGCCGAGTTGGAAAGTCAGCGTGCCAAGATCGCGAACCTGTCTGAGTTCGGAACACGCACGATGGTCGACGCCAAGACTAGCGCGAAAATAACCGCGAACAAATCCGAGAAGTTGATGACGCTCATTGAGAAGGGCGACATCGACAATCTGATGAAGGCTGCTGACCGCGCCATGACACTGGCGGGCGGCAAGTCGAACGAGGCTCAGGAGAGCATCCGAGCCGCGATCATCGCTGTGCAAGACCGCATCCTCAAGGGTGAGGACACTTACTACGACGCACTGACTGGAAAGGCCGTGAGCGCCGAGCAGTTGATGGCACTGCGCACATACGTCGGCAACGAGGAGATGTACCGCGCGCTGTCGCCGGGCATCGACCAAGCCTATCTCTCGGCTGGCGTCAAGCGCACCGACACGGGATTGGACTTCTCGGAGTTCGACATCAAGAAGTTCAAGATCGAGCGACCAGCGACAAAAGAAGACGCGCTGACGGGTATCGACGATCAGATCGACCGTCTGTATAGCAGTATTGTCTCGACAAAGATTGAGGGTTACGAGTACGCGCCGATGCCAATCTGGGGCGAGCGGATCAGAAACGGCGACTGGGAGTCACTCGTCGAGGAACTGGAGGGAACATCCGTCGGTAAGAGTATCTACAACGAAATCAAGACCGATATGACTGTCAAGCAGCTTCAGACACTCGTGAATTCCAAGATTGCGAGCGGCCCTAAACGGCTTGAGTTCTGGAAAACAATCGAGAACTACCTGCCGCATGATCGCGCGGCGGAAGTGGCCGAGATTCTGGATGTCGCGAAGGCCAAGTTGGGCGAGCGGCCCAGTCTCGTCAAGGTGATTCGCAATCTCCAAGGCGACCTGAAGAAACTGGTCGAGGAGGGCGACGGCGTCATTCCGAACTTCGATGGTATCGCTGGCAAGATCGACGAGGCGCTGTTGATTCCGGGTCGCGATGTGCCGACGGGTGTGCTGGCGCAAGACGCGCAGGCAAAGGCCGTGTCAGACCTGATTCCGCAGTGGTTCGAGGCCATGAAGAACGCGGCTCGCTCTGGCAGCGCGCCGGATATGTCGATGCTCCAGTTACTCAGCAAGGATGAGCAGAAGCAGGTCATGGACTGGCTGTCTGGCGTGGGCAAGAAGGTGGCAGACGCCTCGCACATCGCCAAGGAGCGGGCGGGTCAACACGTCAATGATGTCCTGATGGACTACAACACGACGCTGGGGATTGACGCCTTCCTGACGCGCGGCCCGACGATTCAGTCCGGTCGTCTCGAAGGTCTGGAGCCGATGCGGATTCTGGGCGGGTTCGTGCCATTCGCGAAGTTCCCGCGCATGAACATGCTGTACATCATCGAGCAACTCAAGCATCGCCCGCAGATGGTGCAATGGTATCAGGAGTATCAGGATAACATCAACGCTGAGCGCCGAGCAGCGGGGCTGTCCGAGCAAGCGCTGCCGTCCATCCCGGTCGAGATCGGCGACACCTCGGTCGAGTTTAATCCGATGGCACTGCTGTCCGGCAAGATGGCGGTTAATGCGTTCACGGGCTACATCCCTGATTACCTGTCGCCCAGCGAGAAGTTCTTCGCGCAAGTCAAGAACTTGGGCTTCTCGGTGAGTCCGGGCATGCAGGCTGCTTTGATGGCGACGGGCTTCATCCGGCCTGAGTCGGCGTCGTACTTCTCGATCATACCGCAGGGTCAGTTGACAAGTCTGGTTCCGGGCTTGCCGCAAGCGATTGAGGAGCGCTCGCCGCTGATCGCCTCCTTGCTCGGCGTCACATCGCCGGGTGATTCGCGCGGGATTATCAAGCAGTTGGGCTACAACGCCCTGTCGGATATCGAGAACGCGAGTGAGTGGAACAAGAAGCAGATCGCAAAAGAATACATTCAGGCGATGGAGAATCAATCCGGCCCGAAGTGGGACACCGCCGCATCGGACTACTACGACAATCAGGGCGGCCCGCGCGTGGTCGGCTACCTGACGGGTTCCTATCCGCGCACAAAGACCGAGCAGGAGAAACAGTATCAGGAGTACAAGCAGGACTTGGCGACACTCCGCAATACACTGGACGGCATGGGCGCACTGGACGATGAGACTCGTACGCGACTGGAGATGATGATCAGCGCCACGCCAGAAAGCGATGCGCAGTCGATTATCAATACCGCCTCGCCACGCGATGCCGATGGGAATGTCGTGCTACCAACTGAGGCCGCCCAGAAGAAGGCGCAGGACTTGGTGTCGAACAAAGCCAAGTATGACGAGGAGCGCGCCAAGATTTTGGCCGAATACTTCGTCAAGCATCAGGTTAAAGTCGGCCTATCGCAGTTTGATGCGGACTGGGACGCTGTGACCATTCGGCTCAACCAGCTGGAACAGGACTACTACGGCAGACTGCCGGAGTCCAGTTACAAACCGAAGACACAGGCCGACGCCAACGCGCGCATCCGGGCCAACTTCATGTCGATGCTGTCCAACTCGAAGCCCGCTTACACAGGCGACTACGATAAGTGGAAGTTGGATGTCGAGGCGTGGCGCAGAAATCTGCCGGAGATCGCCGGGAACGTTTGGAAATCCATTGGGCCAGTGCTCAAGGCGCTCGGCCAGCCGGAGGAGATGCCGGACTATCTCAAGTCTTCCGCGTCGCCGGTCGAGATGGATAAGTTCGATGCGCGCTTCTACACACTGGATCGCGCGCTCGGAGAAGTATGGTCGAAGAACTACTACGATGGTTACTGGGCTGCCGTGAAGGGCAAGGTCGGCAAGGAGCGCTTGCTGGCGGAGCGCGAATACTACCAGTCTCACCCGCTGCCGACCGACAAAGAGTTGTACAACTGGCTAGAGAAAGACATCTTCAAGGGCCGCTTTACCAAGACAGATGTGTCTATGCGCGTCAAGGAATTGGGCGGCGTCGCCAGCGTGAAGGATAAGCTGTTGCAGGGTAAAGACTTCAAGGCCATTCAGGGCGACGAGCTATCTGATCTGCTGGCGCGTATCCCGCCGGGGCGGGAGTTCTTCAAGTTCAAGGACTCACTCTCGCCGGAGATGCAGCGCTTCTTGGACGCCTATACGGTGGATAACTACAAGCCGTTGACGGACGACAAGAAGTGGTCTGACTTCTACAACACGCTCCAGCCGTTGCTGGAGAAGCGGTACGCGAATCCCTCCGACTCGCTCGTCCGTGAGTGGATCAGCGCAGAGCAGTTGGATAAACAACTCAAGACCGACCGCGAGCGACGCTGGCCGGGCATCGGCGAACTGATCACGGCCTACGGGCCGATGTCGACGACCGAGCGCCGGGAGTATCGCGCTGAGCACCCGGAGATTTCGCTGTACTATGACTGGTTGTATAACGAGTTCGCGCCGGGGAATCCGCTGTGGTCGAAATACTACAGTTCCAACTCGACGACGAGTTCCGACTCTGGCAGTGCGGCGACGTACGGCAAGTCATACGGCTCGCGCTATGGCGGTGGGGGTCGTCGCTACTCGAATAGTTACGGGAGTTCGTACCGGAAGTACACCGACGAAAAGCCGTACGAGAATGTCGAGCAGCGTGGAAAGTGGATTGAGTTCAAGTCGCTCGCGGGCGATGTCTTGTGGGGCGATCTCAACAACTACTGGGATGCCGGGGGCGTGTTGAGCGCGTCGGCCACGGGTCTGCTCCAGCAGCTTTACGCCAAGTATCAGTTCGGCGCGAAGAGCTACGAGGACTGGTTGGACAACGTACTGCCAGCGCTGCGGTCGGCGATGCTGCCGGGACACAACTGGTTCAGCGATCCGAACTACTTCAACTTCCAGTACCAGCAGAATCCGTTCTTCTCAGACCAAAAGTATTGGTTCAGCGGGGTCACGAGAAAGCAGTAAATAAAAAGAGAGGCTACAGTGATGTAGCCTCTCTTAGTTTTAGATCGAGATCGGTCTGGCGAATGTGACCAGAATCTCGCGCTGGTCGCAATACTCCGCCAGCTCGTCCATCTTCGATTCGGGACACGCCCCGAAGAGGTACACGACTGGGTCTTCCGTCGGTGGCTCCTCAATCGGGAGCGGATTGATAACGATCTCGTCCAGTCCGTTGATGTACATCGCCAGCCGGATGTAGGCCCGCTCTGAGATCGGCTCTGCCCCGCCCGCTTGGTACAGGCCCAGCACGGTGTAGAGCGAGTTGTACGGGTCATTTCTGAGTTGCTGATCCAGCCACGTCACCGAAGCGATGTACTGATTCTCGTCCGGTTCCACGCCGCCCACCCCGTTACTGACCTCGTTGAAGATGATGCGCGGCGGCTTGGTGATGATGCACTCTGGGTGAGCCGCGTTGTTTAGCCAGTAGGCAATCGAGCGCCGATGTCGCAGCGAGATTTGCTGGCCTTCTGGCGTTTCCATGTTTCCGAGATGTTGCTGATGAATGTGCAGTACGACATAATGCCCATGCTCACCAGCGTACTTGATGGCTGGCAGCAGGGGCCGCCATCGCTCCTCCAAACTGCACGGCGTTCCATCCAGCAGAGCGTTGTCGCTAGGATTTCCGCCAGCGTAGGAACAGATTCCGATCTTCTCGGACGGATACAACTCCTCGACGGCTTGCATGGCCGATAGGAAGAAGATATTCTGCTTTTCGGCATGGGCTGGCGTCTCGATGTCCAGCTCGTTGTTGATGATACGGCAATGCGCGCCGGGATTGAGATTCCAGCGGACAGCTTGTGAGACGATCCAGCGCCGAGCAGAACCATGCGGGTCGGTATAGAAGTCGTCTGGATTATCCGCGCCGTTGACGGTGAAGCGGGTGGCGTAGAACTGTCCGGGCTTGGCCGGGAAGCCGCAGTCGAATGTCGCCAGACCTGCCGCGCCCGCGTCGAGCATGACGCCCAAGCCGTTGCGCCGACCGACGGGCGGGTAGTGAACTCCGAGAAACGTTTTCATGTTTTCTCCTGTAGGAATGGTCGGTAGCCAGTCTTCCCGGCTGGCTACCATAGACCAGTTAGCGCAGTGAAGCGCTTTGGTAGATTCAGTATAGCACGGAAGCGCGTAGATGCAACAGGACTAAAGTACCTTGTTGTTACGCCTCGCATACTGCTCGGCGTAATAGATCGATTCGCACGTTTTCACTGGAATGTGATGTTATCTTTCAGTGATTGGCGGCTCCAGAGTACACCTGTTTTTTTGGAATTTCCTGACATTGAGCAGACTGGAGTCTGACATTTACCTGACAGTTGTCTGACATCTTCCTGACATCAACCTGACGACTTGACGCATCTTGGCCGTAGAACTATCATAGCGGTGTTTCACATAACCTGTTAGGAGAGGAATACAATGGCAGACGTAGATACCCAGTTGCCTACTGCCAGTGTTCCCGGTTCAGAAGTGGACGCGGGAACTGCCGGAGTTCCGAATGGAAAAGGGATGTCGGCGGGCGGTAAGGTTGACGCAGGTAGTCCGGGGTTTGATCCGAAACAGTTCGTGCCCGTGACGGATTTGAACAAGTTGCGTTCAACTCTGGATCAGCAGAACTCGAAGTTACGGCAGCAGCTTGAGGCGACCCAGAAGCAATTGGCCGAGATTCAGAAGGCAGCCGAAGAGTCGAAACTCAAGGGTATGACCGCTGACGAGCGAGCCGCGTACGAGATCGAGCGCGAACAGTACGAGGCAGAGCAAGCCAAGATCGAGGCGGGCAAGGCCGTGCAGAGCGCGGAGTATATGCGCAATCTGTTCGACCTGAAGATGTATTACGCCCAGAAGGGTGCTCCGCCCGAAATCGTGAATATCTCAGACCCAGCCGAGATGCAAGATAAGTTCTTGGGATGGTACGCCGAGAAGACGGCCCGTCTCGAAAAGGAACTGAACGAGCTCAAGGCCAGCGCAGCCAAGCCGTCTGTCACACCTCCGCAGGTATCGACGCATAAACCCGGTTCGGGTAACACTGCGAAGATCAAGTGGTCGACGATCAAGGTCGGTTCTCCTGAAGAGGAGAAGCTGTTTGAAGACCTGAAGTATGGCCGCATCGCGACGAGCGATATCGATTACGCAGCCTAGCCCCGACTAATTCATTCGGAGGCTTAACATGACTACGATGACCACTGGTGTACTGAGCACCGAGGTCAAGACGCTTAATTCGTAGGGCGTCTATAAACTCTCTCTGATCCACGGCGAACGCTGAGATGCCAACGCCTACCAAGCAGCGAAAGCGTGCAGGTACAACGACTGAGCGAGAGAGCGGCTGAGGCCGATGCAACAGTCTGAACATACGGGAAATGAACCGTATGAGGAGTTCCCGAAGAGGACTCCCGCCTAGAACTTTAACAACTTAATCGGGCCAACGAAGAGGAAGTCCATGCTCTGCGACAGCATCCATGATGCTCCTCTCGTGAGAGCGAGCCTTTCCAGCGCATCCATCGAGATATCTAGTCCAGTAGCTTTGTTCTGTGTCCTGTATGGATCGGTCTATTTCGCGAGCGTGCGATCTAAATGACATCTTGCTCCCGTTCTCTATGCGCCACTTAGTGAACTCAATAACAAGAGAAGCATTTCTCTTTTTGAGAGTTAAGTGGTCGTAGACGAGTTCGAGCAATTTGACAATAGATTCTTGATGTGCGATGTAGACATGAATAACTGGATTTGGCCTACTCCATCTTGCGCCCTTCTTTACAAACTTGTCCTGTTTGACGTATCCGTAGTTGATACCAAGCTCTGAAAGAAGGGTGGTGTACTTCTGGAGAATCAAGAAGTCGCACACGGCAACAAGAATTCTGGGAGTAACAGCTCTACGGCTATCGCTCTTTCTGACGTATGAGGGCCTCACTAAGACTATCGAGCCCTCGCCGTCAAGAAGTCCGGCGATCCATCCAATATCGAAATCATTCATTTCATGCCTCTTTCATAATAATGTATGAGCGACGATATTGTATCACGATTAAGTTTCTAGGTCAAGCAAGTAACAGCATGGTACGAACGGCGTCTGTTGTCGCGCGCTCTGCCGCGACTGTTGCATACGCGCTTTGCCGAAGCGCCCATCGCCATCAGTGGTATGGGCAATTTGGAATGGCGCAAGTTCCCGGCGATGACGGCCAACACGACCGCGCTGGTTGAGGGTGTGACGCCTGCTCCGTCGAGCGTGAGCGTGACCTCGATCACTGCGACGCCCGTGTGGTACGGCTCGTTCATCCGGCACTCGGATCAGTTGCAGTTCACGGCGTTCGATCCCGTGATCTCGATCTTCTCCGAACTGCTCGGCGAGCAGGCCGGTCTGTCACTGGATACCATTGCCCGCGATGACTATATCGCAGGCGCGACGGTGCGCTATGCGAATGGCGTGGCGGCCCGTACGGACATCGACTCGACCAGCGACAAGATTTCGTACAAGGACATCGTCAATGCCATCGGCGCGCTGATGGCGAGCAATGCCCTGCCGACGGCTAATGGCCGCTACGTGGCGATTGTTCACCCGTACACGCTGGCGACGATGCTGCAAGACAGCACGCTGTCGACGCTATTCCAGAACGCGGACGTGCGCGGCGACGCCAACCGCAGTATCAGCGGCTACATCGGCACGTTTATGATGACCGACTGGTACGTGACCAGCAACGCCAAGACCTATGCGTCGAACACCACGGTCTACACCGCGCTGTTCTTCGGTAAGGAGGCGGTCGGCGTGGTCGGCATCAGCAACTACATCGGGCGCGAGCAGGACATGGGCGCGACGACCGAGTTCACCATGACCGGCAAGACGGTCAAGCCGGTGGACATCATCGTCAAGCCGCTCGGTTCCAGCGGCTCGGAAGACCCGCTTGAGCAGCGCGGGACGATTGCATGGAAGGCGTCGCAAGACACCGCCGTGCTCAACTCGACGTGGCTGGTCTCGCTGGAACACGCGACGACCTTCAGCGCTTAAGGGGTGATGACATGGGTACTTTAGACTCTCGTGTACCGTTAAACGTTGTGCTCGGCCAGAAGGCGGGCGCGACGTGGAGCGTGGTTCAAAACGGCGCGGCTTATCAGCGTGTGCCGTTCAACATGGAACTCGACCATGTGGACATCGGCATCTCGATGACCGGCAAGAACACCGCCGGTTCGGGCAACTTTGAAGTGGTCGCCAACCATGACGGCACGGCAATGTGGGCCGCCAACGGCTTGCAGATTGCGTACAGCTCGGTGCATCCCTATGCGTCGATTGCTCGCGCCGACCTATTGGTTAAGTCGCTGCTCGAAGGCGCTGAAATCCGCTTGGATGTGACGGAAGTGTTTGCGGGCGCGGCTACGGCCTACCCGGATTCTGCCGTCCTGACGTTCGTGGGCGTCGCGTACTAAATCAACGACCTGCGCAGGTCACTAGCCTCATCAACCAAGTGTTGAAATAGGTCTTAGAGCGTCGGTACTTCGGTACTGGCGCTCTTTGCATTCACTTGTCACATCCCATTGCTCGGCGTACAATAGGCATGCCTCTCCAAGTACCGGGGTGTGGTGATTCGCACAGCGTTTTGCCCGCCTCGGTACAGAGAGGACGCCGAGCAAATGGAGAGGCTCAATGCGAATCGCCGTAGTACGTCCGGGTCACGCCATGTCCACCCTGTTTGTGTGCGAGGGCATGGAAGATGGTCTGAAAGAGCTAGGTGTCGAGGTTTTGGAAACGAAGACCGAGCGCCTGATCTCGATGCAGTCGCAAATCATCGCGCAGTTCAAGAATATCTATCAAGACCTTGCCGACAAGCAGGGCGTCGATCTAAATCAGGTCGCCGTCCACGCGGGCTGGGAGAACGTCCTGAGCAGGCTGCTGTATCTTGACTACGACCTGCTCTTTATGGTGAATGGACGCCTGATTTCTCCGCAGATCATGCGGGGCATTGACAAGTTGCCGGGCCCGCGCGTCATCTGGCTGACGGAATCGCCGTACGAAGACGAGTTCCAGTCGTGGCTGGCGAGTCACTTCGACTTTGCGTTTGTGAATGACAAGTCGAGCGTGGATGTCATTGGCAAGATTGCGCCAGCGGCCTACTTGCCGCACTCGTATGATCCAGAAATCTTCATGCGCGTCGAGCGCCCGATGGATCGCGACGTGTTCTTCTGCTACACGGCTTTCAATAACCGTGTCCCAATTGTCGAGGCGCTATCCAGTTCTGGACTGAATGTCCTGCTCCCGCAAGCTGGCATTGTCAAGAACGAAGAGACCGGCATGGCGGGCGTGAAGTTCATCGCCCCTGAGCGCATGGCGCTGATGTATAATACATCGAAGGTGAATCTCAATATTCATCGCACGGAGAAGATGTATGGGTCTGGTGAAAACATTACTTCGGCATATTCGCTCGGCCCTCGCGCGTATGAGATCGCAGCGTGCGGGGCGTTCCAGTTATGCGACGATACCCGGCCAGAACTGGCCGAAGTTTTCGGGGACACCGTTGCAACCTACCGTAGTGGAGACGACGTGGTCGACCTGTGTCGATACTGGGTTGATCCGGCGCGAGACAAATTGCGACTCGACATGGGTGTTGCCAGTATGGAGCGTGTCGCAAACTGCACCTACACTCACCGGGCAGTGGACGTTCTCAATCAGTTAGTGACGTGGTACAACAAACCGGAGTGGTTGAAAGGTCTTGGAGAGGCCGAACAAGATGAGCAAGAAAAACAAGAATCCGAAACCGCAGTGCTCGTTTAAGAACGAGGCAGGAGAGCAGTGCAAGGCGTACTGCACTGGTGAGTATCAGTATTGCATTGGTCATGCCAAGAAATTGGGCGTGTGGAAGAGTCCAGACTATTTCGATCAGGAAGTAATTAAGAGTATCACGGCTGTAGAGAAAGAACTGAAAGAAGTAGAGCCAGATATTAAAGACGCGACATGGATCGTCGGCGAGCCAGTCGCGTTACGGGCCATGCGCGAGCAGACCGAGTCCGAAATTGCTCGGCGTCCGGTCGATCCGCGCGACAAGTTGCAAGTCATCGACCAGATTCGTCAGTTGATGGGCATGGCCGGACTGACCGTCGACGACTTTGGTGGACTGGCGGAGGCCAATCGGCAATTCCAACATGGCGAACAGAAAGTCGACGAGGCCCGCCAGCGCTTGATTGACCGTGCCCGTTCTATGTCAGAGAGCACGCCGCCGGAAACCAAGGCAATGGCCGAACAACGTGCGATGGCCGACGTGAATCGCGTGGCACAAAGCCTGACAGCCCAGAAGCAGGTCACGGCAATGCGGCTCAGGAGCGAGCCGTGGGTCGAAGTAATGGGCGGCCAGCTGCCTGAAGAGTTCAGCATCAATGGCGTGGGTTTCACGATTCCGGCCAATGGACTGTACAAAGTTCCGGCAACCATCGCCCGGATGTTGACCGAGCGCCGACTGCGCAAGCAGGAGAAGAATGAGAAGTCGGCCCTGATGAGCGCCGATCACCCGCTGGAGTACGGCGAGTTGCAGCGCAGGATGAAGGATGTCGAGCGGAAGTTTGGCTCATTGACCGTAGACGAGGGTGCTGAGTTCAGCCTAGCGGCTGAGGAAATCAAAGCGAGGTAATCATGTTTAGACGCGCAGATGTGACCGAGGATGCGATTGTTGGGCCGGAAGGTTCGCAGGGCGAGATTTTGTCGATCCTAGTGACGGCGGGGGAAGCGGCAACGGTTGTGAGCGTGTATGACGGGCAGGACGCGGGCGGCACGCTGATCTACCAAGCCAAGACATCGGCCAATGTTCCGGCGACTAATCTGTTTCTACCGTACAAGAACGGCTTCTTTGTCGACGTGGACGCAAACGTCGCGGCTTGCACGATTGTTTACGAAGGGGCTAAGCCGTAATGTTGCTGAGTATCATCACGCGCACATTTAATGGCAGACCGGCTGGCATGCGCCGACTGGTCAAGAGTTTGGCCGCGCAGACGAGTCAGGACTTCGAGCACGTTCTGCTTGTGGATGAAAAGCGGCGCGGTGTCGAGTGGGCGAATGACAATATCTGGCGCGCACTGCCGGATGTGCATGGCGACTACGTCATGCTGGTGGATGATGACGACTTCTTGGTGGACGTGGATTTCGTCAGGCTCTTACGCGATCAGGTAGCCGATAGGCCCGATGTGCTGATTGTCAAAATGGATATGGGTAATGGCTGGCACTTGCCGCCCGATCCAGACTGGGGTCAGAAACCGAAGTATTCGCGGATCGCTATGTCGTCCCACATTACGCGCCGAGATGTATTCGCCGAGCATGTGAGAGACTTCAAGCCGCACTATGACGGCGGCGACTACGACTACATCAGCTCCGTCTGGGATTGCGGTCATCAGTTCAAGTGGTGGAATCGGATTATTTCCAGAGTGGGAGAGGTATCGCATGGTAAGTCAGAAGACGGCCATCCTGCTTCCGTCGCTTAATCGACCGGAGCAAGTCGTGCGCTGCGTCAACTCGTTGCGCGGCACGACCGACTGGCGATTGGTGGACATCAAGGTGATGATCGATCTAAGCGACAAGGCGAGCGAAAAAGCGCTAGCCGGTATGCCAATTGAGCTGGTGTTTACGACCAACAAGAACGGCTCTATTGCGGCATGGAACGAAATGCTTGGGTTGTTTAACAACTACTCGGCCTACGTTGCGGCGGCGGACGATCTGGTGTTTCATCAGGGCTGGTATGCAGCCACGATGCGCGCCCTCCAATTGCTCGGCGGTGACGGCTTTGTCGGCTTTAACGATCTGCATTACGACGGCGACAAAGAGTGGTCGACCCACTGGCTCGGAACGCGCAACTTCCTGATTGACCACAACGGCGGGGTGATCTACACGCCGCACTACGGTTCGTGGTGGTGTGACCCGGAGGTTTGCGAGCGGGCACGCAAGGCGGGCAAGTACGCGTGGGCCAAAGACGCGATTGTCGAGCATCTGCACGCCGACTATCGCAAGGCTGAGTACGATAAGACTTACACCGATGCCAATAAATACCACGCCATCGACGCCGAGACCTACAAGCGTCGTAAGGCGGAAGATTTTCCAGACGACTTTCCGCCCATACTCAAGAGGTAGATATGAATCGAACAGCGAACTTCACCGAGTTGCGCCGCGAACTATCCCGTACCATGCGTGAGCCGTTTTTTAGAAGGATCGGCAGCTACCGGCCCATTACCGTGGCGGCATCGAATTACCTAGCGGACACAGCGCTGGGGCGATTCGATGCGTCCGAGGGCTGGCCGTATGCGTTTGCGTATGCACCGGTCTACGGCGATCAGCGCGAGATCACCAACTTCTTGTCGGACGGAAATATCGGCTACGCCTATGTGTCGCCGAACTGGTCGACCACTCCGGCGGCTGGCGCGCAGTATGAAATTCATTCTATTTGGTCGGCGCAGGAAAAACTCGATGCGCTGAATCACGCCATTCACGACTGCTGGCCCGCATTCTATGAGGTGGCGACGGATGAGTCGATTGTCATCGAGAAGTGGCAGAAGGAATACAGCCTAAATGGTTTGGCGCATATCCCCCGCCACCTGCTCGGCGTATATATCGAGCCCATGTGGAAGGTGGATCAGTACATCGGGCACACGGATGACACTCAGGTATTTGACAGCGTCGCCAACTCAACCTACCTCGGAAAGACGCTGGTATCTGTTTTTCCGAACTGGACATACAGCACCGCGAATTCGTACGAAGTATTCGTAACGGCGGGAACTGGGTCGGGACTGTACGGGAAGGTTCTGTTTGGGGATGGCGAAACAGATTCGTCCTTCCTGTTGGACAGGGTATGGGATGTAATGCTTGATTCGACTTCCCAAATCACCGTAGTCAGAGTACCACGCTCGCGATCAGACCCACTTGAAAACATGGAGTCCATTCTGACTCCGGGCAAGAACTGGCAATTCGAGACCGGCAAGACCTACGAGGTCGCGGTGTATTACGGGGCTGGGGCCGGACAGTATCGAACGATTGTGAGCGGGGATAGCGGCGTGGATGGATTCTTCGTGACATCTCCGTGGACTACCGCGCTCGACTCGACCTCTGAGTTCTGCGTCAAGAACGTCAGTGATCAGTCCTACAATTGGCAAGGGCCGATTGTACGGTATCGCGTCGACTCGCCAGAAGCGCCGAGCATGATTGCGCTGCACTGGGACGCTACGGAATATTGGGGAGCTAAACTGAGACTGATCTATGCCTACGAAATCGAAGACCTGACGGCGGAGTCGTCGGCTGTTCCCGCGCAGGCGTCTGACTTTCTGGTTCACATGGCAGCCTATCACCTGTGGCTTGGCAACATCGGGCGCGGCCCACAGTTCGAGACCAAGACCGCCGAGAAGTTGGCGCAGCAAAACAAGCAGGACGCCGAAGAATTGCGCGAGCGAAATCGCATGAAGCGCTTGACGGGCACGATCCGTATCGAGCTGGACAACTACGGCCCGGCCATGCGCGAGAAGCCGTTCAGCCGCTAGGAGACCTATGGCCGAAAAAGATATTGGCTATCAGTGGTTGCAAGTCGCCGTCGGTGGTGTGCCGTATCGCTGGGCGATTGACCCAGAGCAGTATGTCGAGCGGGATATCGTCGACTTCTCGCCACGCAGCGGGGGCGGCGATGTAGCGTACGCCAATCTCGACCTGTACCAGATTTGGACACAGGATTCGTGGCATCACGGCTTGGGCTTTATCCAGTCGCGCGATAAGTTTGGCTATCGAATTTCCTCGTCGTCGGCCTACCGCGAGGGCGGAGTGGATACGCGGCACATCGGCATGGCGACACTCTTTACCGACGGAGTCGGGGAGACATACGTTGCTGGTGGGTTCCGGGTCGTGGGCGGGATTGACTT